CATATATTTGTTATTATTTTAGTACTAAATTCGATACAATCATATTCTATACCATTAACTTCAATGTTTATTATAGTTCCATTAGGATCAATTATTTGCCCTAAATAGGTGTAATTTTCGTTTAGGTTTGTAAGTTCAAATATTACCGTTTGGTTTGCAAAAACTTGTCTACTATAATATAAATTTACAGAACCAAACGTTAATTCTAAAACCCAAACGCCTTCATTCATAAAATCGGCAACAATACCTGTATTATAAATGGCATTACAAGCATTAAGACAGCCCAAATTTAGTGATTTTTCGCAACAATTACAGCATGGCATATCAATAAAATTTTAAATTTTTAAAAAAAGGGGGTATTTATTCCAACCCCCTGCAATGTACCTAAGGTAGCGAAACTTGGCGGCATTGTGAATCTTTATGTAATAACTATTGAATTACTTGTAGCGCTCGATGAACCTGCAATATTTGTAGCTGTTACTTCACATGTTATAGTTTGACCTAAATCAGCTAATATAGTTGTATAAGTAATATTTGTTTCGCCTACAATATCAATTCCGTTTCTTTTCCATTGGTATGTAAATGTTATCGGCATAGTTCCTGTCCACGTTCCATTATCAATTACAGTCAATTTAGAATTAACAATATCCTTACCATCTATTTTAGGTGCTATTGTGTTAACTGGTTTTAATACTGGCGTTGGCTTATTAACAGCTTCACATATCGCAAACGGTTTACATTTTTCTGTTAAGCTAAAATCATATCTTAATTCAAAATCTAAACTAACTATTTGCATAAGGCTTTGCAGCGTCTTCGGGTCTTTGCCTGTTTCAGCAGCGTAAACGGTCCAGGGCAGTATTTCATTGCTAACAGGGAATAAACGCGGATTAACTATTGAATATTGCCATTGAATACCTTTAAAGTTAGCACCGTAAAGCGCAAATTTAACGCTATCTAACAGCATACGCGGATCAGCGCAAATATGCCAAAAAACTAATTTAAGTGGAACACGCACATCCAATTCGATACCACAACTTCCCCTTTTAAGATTTGCGGCTTTTCTTGTTTCAGAAACAATACCATTAACACGGATATAATAGCCCGTTCGCGCGGTGTCTGTGATGCCAACATAGTTTCTGTGTCCGTTTTGCGTAACATTTAAAGTAACAACCTGCCCGGCAGTATCTTTTACAGCGATGCCGTTACCATGAACGTTTACATTTATGGAGGCCATTGCAGCATCAATCTGCTTTATTAGTTCGGTTATTATATTCTGTGTTACGTACATTATAGTAAATCTTATTAAAACCCCCTATAGTAAATCTATTTCTTCTAAAATTGCTAATAGTTCATTTCTTGCAGCTGTTTCACCCATTTCACGTTCGTTATCTGATACCGTTGATATTTCTTTGCCAAAACGTTCTTCATTAAATTCCATTATATTTGCAAGTTCATCATTAGTATATGTTATAGCGCTATTTAAACCGCTTTCAGTAACCTTTATACTTTGAAACAACGAACCGCTAAAATTTAGATCAACGGTGCCGGATTGCCTACCTGTTAAATCGCGTAGCTGTTTATAACCCTGTGTTAAATACTTTGTTTTATGAGGATTGCCATTTTTAAAAACTTTTTGACCGTTCTTACCTTCAGGCGCTATGCCACTAGCTGATACAGTTGTTAACGTTAATGGATTTATATAAAATGGATTAACACTATATTGACCTATCGTACTACCTGAACTATCTAAACCTTCATAAAATATCCTTTGTTTATATTCGGCTATAACTTGAAATGCTGCAGCCTGTGAAATACGTTTAGCTGTATTATCATCTGCTACAACCTGTGCAAGTATTTCTAAACGTTCATTTATAGTTATCATCCTGGAAACATTGGGTACATTCTTAAACGCGGTTCACATCTATAACAAAAACGGTCCGTTTCAAGTATCTGAATAATGTTATCAATTTCATTATCTAATGCTTCAACACTTGCATTTTCCCATTCACCTATTTTAACGTTAGCCCATTCATTACCGTGCGTTTTAATCAGATTTAAACGGTTGTTAGGTGATACCCATTCTTTTAAAATTTGAACGCCTGTTTGATACAGAATAGCCATACCTAAACGATCTAAAAATTGGCATACAATATCAGTATCTACACAATCAACACGAACACACGCAGATAAATAACCATCTGTTTGAGCGCTAACACCGTTCCAACCTTGAACATCTAAAACAGTATCACCGCATGGCTTGCAGTTTGTTGATTCATTACATTTATAAATATATGGCGTTACCGAAGTAGTATCCCATGTAACTAATAATACGTCTTCTTTAAAATATTTTTTAACTGATACTTCAAATTCCGTATCTGTAAGTACAGTAACATTCTGAGTAAATAATACATTGCCAACATAATCTGTTATTAAAAATATTGAAGTGACATCATTTGAAGATTTAAATCTAACTGTATCTATATAAATACGGCTTTGAGGGCTATCAATCCACTTTTTAGAAATTTTAATGCCACGGTTAATAGCTACAGGCATATCAACTATAGAACTAGCAGCGCAAACAGAATATTTTTTACCTATGGTATTTAGTTTTATGCCGCGTGCATTTAATACAGCCTTTAAACGTTTTTCAACTATATCAGCTGCAAAATACATCTTTTCCTGAACAGTTAATGTAGCAGAAATAAGCGCTTCAGAACTAACTGCAGCGACATTATTTATAGTTAAACCTTCTAAGTTTTCTAAATAATAGCCCGATGTTGGTATTGTGTCTTCAGCATAACAGCCATTTAAACTGATTATGTAGTTTTCTAAGCAAGTAGGTGTATTAAGATTCAGCATCTATTTCAGTTTCAGTTTGTTTTTTACGGCCGCGTTTTTTTGGCTTTTCTTCTTCAATAACAGTTTCCTCAATTACCGGTTCTTCAACTACTATTTCAGGTTCAGGATCAACTGCAATAGGTTTTACAGCTGATAACATACCATCAGAATAATAAATATCTTTTGGGAAATCTTGTTGTTTCATTGCTTTATTAACAGCATCTGTAATACGTTCGCTGCCAATAGTTTTTTTGTTATTCGTATAATTAAACAAATAAACAACGTTTTCGTTATCTGTCTTTTGCGTATAAACTACATTATAATATTTACGAATTATGCTTAAAGCTTGTGCTATTTTTTTTGAATAATTTACCATGTGTTATAAGTTTTAAAAAGGGGCGGTTACCCGCCCCATATATAATTATCTAAAGGTCATCGCAATTATCTGCACTATCGCAGAATTTTGCATCTGTAGTTGAAGGCTCAAGGTTACCACCGCAAGCTGGTTCAATATCGCAGTATCCTGTGTCAGCACAAACTACTTCGTATTTGAATACATCAAGTACACCATTAAAGTAACAGTCTTCAACAGCCCAACACTTAGGCATACCAACTACAGCCCAGTTAGTAGCGAATTGTATGTAAAGTTCGATTTCATCGTTACACTTAACGTAAGACATTACTACATCATGTTCGATACCTAACCAAGGGTCAACAACTGTAGTACGCATTTGATCTTCAAAGTCGTAAGTAAACTGACCTTTATTTTTTGCGTAAGTGATAAGTTGAAGCGCACCCGGTGCCATTGCTATAATTTCGTTAGGATTACCGAAAGCAGAACCTAAGTTAGTATCATAGTAAATTGAACGTGTAATATCAAGTAATGAAGCATCAAAACCGTTATCATTACCTGCTGCAATTGCACGTGCTTTACGATATTGATCAAGCAAAGTGCCACCAACTAAAATAAGTTGCTGTTCGATTTCAGCTTGTTTGCGGTCGCTGTCTAGGATTGATTCACCAACAGGATTGATACCCAAACCTGAAGAAAGGAACAAAGGCAAAGACTTAGAAAGTACTGCAGGATCAGCACAATCGCACTTAACAAAGTTACCGATAAAACCATCATTTGCAACAGCGTAAGATACTTCCTTACCAAGTCTGTTAATGTGGTTTCTTAGAACTTCATTAACGTAGCTATTCTGATAATCGGCGCGGCTTTCTTTAATACAACGCATTAACTCATCATCAATTTTGATTTTTTGAGATACTGTTTTGTATTTGATTTCTACTTCATCATAAAGCGGTTTAACTACATCGCCAGCAGTAGGGCAATATTCTAAAGTAGTAGCATTAGATTCAGCCAAACGAGGGAAAAAACGGCGGCTTACTTTGTAAACTTTACCGTTACCTTGTTCAACAGCTTGAACATTACCAAGTTTAACCTGAGATGCGGCTTTGTTTGCGCTGCTAACAAGCAACTGCAAAAGGCCGATATTTGGTGATGGCATGGAGCGCATACCGCTGTTGTTATTAAGCGATAAGTCTATTACTTTCCACGCATCAGCGAGTTTAATAAGTGACATTTATTGTAATTTAAGAATATTAAAAATTGTTTTTTGTTGGCATTTTCCACGCTGCCTTGCGTTCTGTTTTTTTTCTGTACCGTAGTACCCTATTTTGTGAGAGGTCGTTACTGCAAAGATAAGATGTTTAAATATAAATAATTAAATAATTTTTTTATATAATTATTTAAACAAAAAAGGCAGCCATTTCTGACTGCCAAAACTATTTATTAACCAAAACCTAAAACTAAATCATTCCGTTTTCTTGAAGATATTTCAAACGTGCCGGGTGAATACCACTTTTTGTTTTTTCATCAATTTCAAAGCTTTTTTGTTGGCCGCCATTAGATTGCTTTTCAAAGTTGTATTCAGCTGCAATAATTTCGAACAGCGTTTCGTATCTTAAATTTTCTGTAGGCTTAGATGGATGCTTTACACGGTTGCCATCTTTATTTACCCAAATATTATTATCAGGGTCAATTTCAAAATCAAAACCACGTTCACGTATTTCAGCTTCTAAGATAGCACGCATTTCTTTAGGTGCTAATCTTGCATTCTTAACAGATTCAACAAGCGAACCGCGCACTTTATCTATTTGCTGGTTTTTAATGTAGTTTTGAAATTTGCCCTGTTCTTCTTTAATAGCCTGTTGCATTAGCATTTCCTTTTCAGTTAACTTTGCATTAGCTAATTCTAACTGTTGCGTTAGCTGTTGCAACTTTTGTGCATCGGCAGAAGTGTATTCCATTTTAAGTTTTTCAATCATTTCTAATTGACTATTCTTTAAATCAGAAACAATAGTTTTAAACCTATCTTTTTTATCAACAGGTTCGTATTTTTTTAAGTCAATACCAAACGCATCAGCAATCTGTTTTTCTGTTTTCGCATAAGCAGCGCCAAATAATTCAGCGCTTTTAGCTTCTTCAATCTGTTTACCTAAACGTTCGGCAATGGTTTTTTCAAATTTAGAAACATAACCAGTAACAGCATCATCTAATGTAATTTCATTAGCTTCAAGTTTCAAAATCAATTCAGGTTCAATACCCAATTTTTCTACAAATTTTTCAAGCATTTCCATGTGTATTTAAATTAAAAAATATTTTAGTAAATTCATCAAAATCTATACTTAACGGTAGTTCATAACCGCCTTTTAAAATGACCTTTGTAAAAACGCCACCATCTTGCCATTCAGCTTTATAGAACGTTGCTACTTCATCAAGGTCAATATAACAATAATCTTCAAGTTGTACAACAAATTCAGGTTCATTGTTAGCTAAACGTTCATCAATAAGCTTTTTAATTTTACCTGCTTCTTTGTAATCTTCTAATTGTACTGCTTCATTATAATCTTTTTGCAGTTCTTCAAGTGTTAACGGTTCATCATCGTATTCTAACTGAATAACAAATTTCATAAAACGTGCCATATTATTTACGTTTATTTGCACATCCACAGCCGCGTTTAGGTGTAAATGTTTTTTGTTGAATAGGTTGTTTAGGTTCAGCTACATGAGTAGTACCAAGGTAATTATATTCGCCTGTTTTTTGCGCATCATACCATTGTGTAGGCGTAAACTGATAAACGTTTCCGTTTGTTGTATGCTTTGCTTTTATTACTAACATTCTATTAAAGTAAAATTTATTAACTGATTAGGTTGAAAAATATTTATTGCAGCAAACCAATATGTATCAGGCACCACCATACAACCTGCTGACCATTGATCTACTAAGCTACCTATGCCACCACGGTGAAAATTTATACCATAATGACCTTTTGTCTTAACCGTTTTATCTAATTTTCTGTCTTTATTACCATCGCGGTATATCTCAATAGCACCATTTTGATAAAAGTACGGAGCGCCCAACCATAATGAAGACCAACTACCTGAAGTTACAAATTTATGCGATGCTATTACTTGTTGTTCAGCTGCAACTGCCGCCCCTGTTATACCACCAACTGTTAAAGGATTAAAAATATAAAAGTCGCCAGGCGTTGTAGTGCATGGCATAATTAAATCAGGAATACGATTTTTAAACCTAACACATATATCAGCAAATTTATTATCAAATGTTTGGTCAGTTCTAATCCAAACAAAATCATTAACAGGCTTAACCCAACCGCGAATGTTCATTTCAGTATCTATAAATTGCTTTGTAGCTGCAAATGTAAGCGGTCCTAATATACCATCAATAGCGCCCGAATAATAACCGCGATCTTTTAGTATTTGCTGAAAGTGTTTCATGTGTTATTTTTTTTGATAATTAGCCGACCTAACAGGATAAGCGATATGCCTACAATTATAACCACCGCGATTTTGACAAAAGTTTTCAGGCGTTGTATTTGGAATCATGCCCGTACCTTCATTATTTGCCCATGCTATTTCGTCTTCTAAATCTTTAAATAATATTAAACCTAATTTACCATTTTTTGTTTCATTTACCCATTGTTCACATTGTTTGCGGCTATCTTTTACAATACTGCCAACGTATAACAGCGCATCCATCTTATAAACTTTTCGCACCGCTTCATTAACAACGCCATCGTATTGTAATAACGCATCACGTGAAGCTTGTAAGCTAATTCGTTTTAAAACGCCTTGGCGCGCCTCAGTAGTTGTTAATTGCCCTGCTATTGAAGCCACTACATCTGTAAGACTGCTACCTTGGTTAACGGCAACTAATAATTCTTGTTTAAGCGGGTTTATTAGCGTTGTTGTTAATCCTTGTCCTTGCATTGCAGCAACTACATTATTAACAGCCCACCGTTTAAAAGGATTCAAAAAACTTTTTGTTATATCTAAGCCGTTTAGTTCGCTTTGTATCGCTTGTTGTTCGGCGGCTAATGTATCGAAATTAGACAAAAAACCGCTGACCATATCATTATATCCAGCTTGTAATAAAAAACGTTCTATAGCGCGTTTAAATGTACTAAGGCGGCTAATGTTTTCTTTACTTCGTACTAAATTACCTGATGTAGTTCTAAACTTTGCAACCCAAGCAACTACAGCTTTTACAAATTTAGGTTCTACTTTATCAAACCGCTTTTGTAAAATTTCTAATGCTTTGTCGTTTATTTTTTCCGGTGCGTTGAGGTCCATTACTGATTATCGTTATCGCTATCTTCTACATCATTATTTTCAAATTCATTCATATTTATTTCAGGCACTTCAACACTCGCAACCGCTTCAAACCTTGGCGCTAACTTCGCATCAATAGCATCTTTAATAGCTGTGTAATCATTTGCCATAATATCAAAGCCATCATCATAATAAAGTTCGGTAACAGCATCAAAAACGAACTGTGCGCTAATTGCATCCTTTTCGGTTATTTGACCGCTTGCTAAAAGCTGTACACGTTCTTCAACTGTGTAAAGATAGGCACTATTATACATAGCGCAAATAGTAGCTATTTGACGTGCAACATTATCGGAGTTATAACGGCGGTCAATATAGCTAATATAAGATTCATAACGTATAGCAGCTGGTAAACCTTGCTGTGATGCTGCAAATTCTGCCATTAGTTCTGTTTCTGTTTTCAAGTCAAAACTAATCGGCGGGTTAACCATTATCGGGCTTTCAGTATCTAAAAATACAATAGCCTGAATAATCTTTAAAACATCTTTATAACGCGCGTAAACATCATCGCTAATTTTACCTACTTCAATATATTCAGGTTCACGGTCTAATTCTTTAGCTACACCGCTTTGCGCTGATTTCAAACTTCTATTTATATTTAATACTTGTTCAGCTTTATTTAGTGCTGAATCGGCTACCTTGTTAGTTTCTTGAATAGTCGAAATATCAGGCGCATAATAACGTATCGGTTCTACTTGTTGTTTATCTATATCACCAAATTTCGAAGTAGTAGGGTTTAGGTTATACGCGGCCAATGGTGTTATACTTAATGTTTTGCCATGACCTTGACACGTTTTACATGTTATACTGCTATCATAATTGTTTGGATCAGGAACGCGGCCAACACCATTACAACTATTACAATCAACACCTTCAACAAATTTGATAGGAAAACATGTCGCAAGCATAACAGATTTATGCTGATTGTCAAATATAGCAGCATCATTAAGATACGGTATTGCAGGGCTAAAATCAGACTTGTAAATTTTAAACGTATTGCCATAACTATCATATTTAGGTACAACGCGACCGCCTAAAGTAACCCAAGGCATTATACCGCTGTTGTGTTCATAGATAACTTCAAACATTGTTTTATCACCATACGCGCGTGCCTGTGCGTAAAACATATCAGTAACAATGTGATAATACAAAGGATTTTCAATACCTAATGTAGCATATTTATTTTTGCTTATGCCTTTATATATTAGTAGTCTGTATTCAGGGTCATTAAAAACAATCCTATCAGACTGTATTACTTTCATATCAATGTTAACGCGCACGTTATCTGATTCTATACCTTCGCCTTCTGGCTGAATTAAAAGAACGGCGTTAGGGTCAAGTACGCGGTTAGGTATAAATACAGAAAAAATAAAGTTTTGTAAATTAGAATCGCCAAACTTTTGATTTTCGGCATATTCTTTCATATCAGTATTTTCAAATCTAACAGAATGTTTAGCAGAACTTAACAACCTATGTAATTCAGTTATGGCCTTAACCAATGGTGATTCAGTTTTAGGCTGATAGGTATTTTTACGATATTGTAAAATCTGATCATCTTCATTCGGAAAAGCCTTATCCAATGCAGGCGGCACTTCTCCGTAAAAATGCGGCTTAATGCTTTCATAAATACGTTTCCAATCCTGTTTAAATGGATGAACAGGCGGATTTAGTATTGTAGCATTTACAGAATTTAAAAATTCGTAAAATTGTTCTATGTTCATTCTATTAAATTTTAATAGGGCGGCCACATATAGCAACCGCCCTTAATAAATTATGGAGTTATTGTAACCGTTGCGCTTCCGCTGATACCTGAAGCATCATTAGCAGTTGCAATTACTAAAACACTACCGGGGCTTGTAGCAGTTAACAAACCTGTTGTAGGATTGATA